TTGTAACTAAAGCTGTTTGACCATCTACTTGGTTAACTACTTGGTCACCTATTGTTACAGATGATGTAAAAGTTTTTGTACTATCTATAAGTTTATTTGTTTGTACTCCTGTTGTTGTTCCTGCTGCAGCTTCTCCACCACCAGAACCTAAAACTGGCGAATTACTTGAAGCATCCCAAGAACCCATAAATCTTAATCCACCTGCTAAACCATTTACTTGTGATTGTAATTTACCAAAACCTTGTAATATTGTGTCTGTCGCTAAAACAGAACTGGCAGAAGGTGAAGTTAATCCTGTTAAAACTTTAGCTGTTACAGAATTGTTGTCTAAAGTTACAGAACCACTTACATTGTTAGTTCCATCAACACTTGATATTGTTCCTGTTGCTTGACCTGTTAAAGATAAATCTCTTGCAGTTTGCCATTTTGTAGCTGAATCTGCATTACCTGTTAAGTCTCCTGTTACATTTCCAGTAACATTACCTGTTACATTTCCTATAACTGCTCCTGTATGAGTACCTGATGAATTACCTGTTAAATCGCCTGTAACATCTCCTGTTACGTTGCCTGTTAGATTACCTTGTACATTTACATTAATTTGATTAGGCAGTCCTAAAGTAACGCTTTGACCACTTACAACACTATCTATTTCGTTTGTTGTTCCTAAAATACTTAATGACTGTGTATTTAGGTTTACATCTCCTGTATTTGTTCCATCTGTTATATCTAAATCAGAAGCAGCATCAAGTGTATCAACGTAAGAAGTTGTTGCTACCTTTGTACTATTATCTCCTGCACTTTGAGTTGTTGCTACAGAACCATTTGGTAATGTAATACCTGCACTTGGGAATTGTAAACTTAATCCTTGATTAGAGGCAGTTGATTCTATTTGATTAGCTGTTCCTGTTACTGCAAATGTTTGTGTATTTAAATTAACATCTCCAGTTCCACTATCTCCTGAAAAATCTAAATCACTTGCAGCGTCTAAAGTATCTACATAAGATGTTGTAGCTATTTTTGTTGAATTATCTCCTGCTGTTTGTGTTATGGCAGTTGAATTGTCTGGTAGATAAACACCTGCAGAATCTAAAGAAACTGTCAAAGATTGACCAGATGCTACTGTTGTTATCTCATTAGATGTACCACCTATATTAAATATTTGTGAATCTAAATCTATTTGACCACTTCCACTATCACCAATAAAGTCTAAATCTTCTATAGTAATTTGTGCAGCTACATAATCAACTATTGCAGCTGTAGTAGGAATTGTTGTATCGTTATCATTATTACTAATACCATCTGCAGCATCTACAAATTTAGTTATGATAATATTTTCACCTGTATCTTTTAAAGATCCAAATTCTAATATAGAGTTCACTTTAAAATCACCAGCAGTATTTACAAATAAGCCAGTTCCTGTTCCGTTACCATCTGTTATCTCTTTTAGACTTGCAGTTATAGCAGCATTATCAATCGTCTTGATTAATCCTGAATAAGTATCTGAAATCCTTGTGTTAAATAGACTTGCCATAATTTTGTTTATTTTTAATTTCTTGTTTCTTTAAAAACGTTTTTAGTTTTTCAATGTTTTTTTTCTTTGGTTTATATCTCATAGTACCCATCCATTAAATAAAGCGTCATAATCTGGATATATATCGTCATTTGTATTACTTGTATATTCAGGATAATCTGATTGGTTAAATGACATAAAATCTATGAAACGTCTTGAATAATATTCCATAAACTCTCTTGCTTTGTCAACTAAATAATCTACTTCGTTTTTTCCTACCGTGTCGCTAGTTTCTGATCTATGCTTAAATACTCCACCATTTTTTATAGAATAAGCAGCAAATGGTATGTAATAAACCTGTGCTGACCAAATTAACATAGGCTGTAAATAAGTGTTTAACAATGTTTTGTATTTAACATTAGCCACATCATCTATTTCACCATTAGCTATTAATGTTGATATTTTATTATATAGATCCGTACCTGTATAATTCTGTATATCAATCTCTTGAGCTATCTTGATAAACTGTATAAATTTATCTGTGTCAACGTTTCCATCTAATATGGAATTTCTAACAAGGTCTGTTCTGTTTATAAATAATGCTGTTGCCATAATTTTCTATTTTGGGTATGCTCCTTCATTCGGCATATTAACAGGTGCAATTACTGATTCTTTTGTACCTCTTGGGTTTTTAATGTAAGTTTTAGGTATTTCTCTAGTTTTTTTATAATCCAATATATCTTCAGATGGCTTAGTATTCGCTTTTAAACGATATAACACACGATTCCATTTGTGACGGCAATAAATTCCACCTTTAAACTTAAATAGATCATACGGCTTTTTTTTATGCCCTAGTTCTTTATTAACACCATCTCTAGATGCTTTGTCAATGTCTTCTAGCCTATAAACTATTCCACTTTTAGATAATGTCATCATATTCTTACAAAAATCTCTTGTAGAATTGCTTGGTTTCTTAGATCCTACAGCATATTTATATCTAATCTTGTAATTTTTAGAATCTAAATAACTAAATCCACTAGGTTTTGCTGTAATCTCATCTTTTAATTGTTGAAATAAGTTCTTTTTTTCTTTAATACAGATGTTTGCCCAATCTTCATCACTTATGTCAGCACCCTCGCCTAATTCGTCTACTAATTCCCACTCATCACCTACTACTTCACCTTTTAAGTTCTCAATAATTTGTTCACCTAATTCAATAGACATTTCTTCGTGATTCTCACAAGGCATATACCATACCTTATCTCCTTCTTTGTGTTCGTGATGACCTGAACAACCCATTTGCTCTGCCATAGCTTCAGCTTCTTCTATAGTTTCGTAAACCTCACGCCCATCTATTTTTTTTAGAGCCATTTTAACTCCAGTTTCTTCTTCAATTTCTTCATCATTCTGTACGCTTCTATCTACATCTGTAAATTCTAACGGCTGTAACGTTATAAAATATAGATTTAATGCAATATCATTGTAAGCTAATATCTGATCAAAACAGTCTATTAAAAGTTCCTGAAATGGTCTTATAACTGTATTATCCATAAGTAAGGAAGCTGTCTTTATTTCATCTGCATTATTTCCAAGTCCAGTATTGTCTTTTATACCTAATAACATAGGACTAACTACTCTATGAGCTACTAATACCTTACTTTGTGATTCATCACTTAAAAATTGATATTGACTGTGTGCATCACTTAATTGTACTGGTGTGATCTCAGCTTGTGCATCTTTATTATCGTTAAATGCTAATATAAATTTACCAGCATTACTAGATCCACTAAATTTTTGAGCTATTCTTGCTTCAATTAGTTCTCGTTCCTGTGGATTAGGTGTACCATTATTAAAATTAATTAACATACTAGGAGCTAGTCCATTCATAATGTTATTTAAATGATAATTAGATATTTCTTCTTCAAGCTCACAGTATTGTAATCCACCTTGATAATCAACTGGAGCATAGTAATAAAATCCAGCTTTATATGGTTTAACATAGTATATTTCTATGTTTTCTTTTGACATTCCATAAGCAGGTATTCTAAGAGGCTTGTCACTAGGTTTTAATTTAGTCCAGTCTTTAAAATAATAGTAAGCTGGTATCTCTCCATCTGCATTTGCCTTTTCTGCTCTTAAAGTTTCTATAGGCATATGTTCTACTTGTGCAATTTTTGATCTATCCTTAGAATAAATTACTTGCATAGCACATTGACCCATTAATTTTAAGTCATAACATAATTTTCTTACAATATCTTTTTTAAATAATGTAATCATTTGTGCATATTGGTCAGGTTTTCTATCCGAATCGGTAGCTCCTAAACCTTTACCATAAATCTGTTGACTAATACCATTTATACAAGCGTTATTTGTAGGGCTTCCATTGTATCTGTCAATTAAAAACTGAAAGTAATTATTATCAGCTCCATAACCTACCCACTCTTTGTTTGGAACTTCTACGATTTCAGGGGATGTGTATGTACTTAGGTTTACAAAACTGACTTCAGATTTTGATCCTTTAACAAACTGTCCTAAATTATTTCTTTTTCTATTTTTCATATTACAATGTAATCATTATTATAAGAATTGTCTGTAACGTATTGATTTTTATTAATGTTATAATATAGATTATCACTTTGATCTATTTCTTGATCAGTACAGAAAATCTTGTCTTTATATATATCTACTATGTTTGTTGTATCTACATTCCAAAATTCATTATAAACTTCCCATAAAAAGTAATTAGTATTCCAAAAGTTCGGATCGCTAAATAACTTTATGTCGTAAAAATGCCCTTCAACTAAAACAGGACTAAACGCCTGATTAAATGTCAAATAATTACCAGATGTTACAGCGTTACTTATTTCATACGTTTGAGTAACATTTGTACTATCGTCTCTTATAGATAACGAAAATTCTGCACCAAAAGTTCTTGGTATAATTTTAAATGCTTGAGCTGATGTAGTTGTTGTTAAGACTATCATTAACTATATAACGTATTTAATAACTTATTTTGTAGAAATTAAAAGGCAAAAAAAAAGCACCCCTAAGGATGCTCTTAATTTTCATAATTTATTATTATGGTGTTGGGTTAATTGGAGTTCCAGATGCAGGAACGATAATTCCACTAGCTAAAAAGTATGGAGCAGTTTCTTCCATTCCTTCCATAGTTAGAGTAAATCCTGAAAGATCCCCAGCAGCAGCTCCTGTTACGGTAGTTCCACCTGTGCATTCCATTCCGTTTTCTAGTCCACATAAGAATTGATTTCCATAATAATCCTCAACTACTACATAAGGTCTACCAACTGCAATAATTTGCAATTCGTTTTGCGTCTGTGCGTCAAGGTAAGTTAATGTTAAGTTTAATGTTTGAGTGAAAAAAGTAGTACCATTTTCTCTAGAACTTGTAATTGTAGTTTCTAAAGATGAGTTACCTTTTACATCATACTGATACCAGTCTGGCTGAGTTCCTGTAATTGATGAAACCTCACCATCAGATCCGACAACAACTCCAGTTAATCCACCAAAGTCTCCGAACCATACTGTTTTAATACCACCAAAGGCACTTTTGCAGGGTAACAGTCTACCTTTATTTAATGTACAAGCCATATTATTTATATTTTATATTAAAAAAGGGTAAGTAGGCACTAACCCACCTACCCTAATTTTTGGTTAATTTATTTATTAAGAATAAAGGACTATTTCAGATCCTATTCCGTACTGTACTCCAGCAGTAAATCTCATAATTACTCTTACGTTTTTACTTCCGTCTATGTCAGCCATATCAATTAGCTTAACTAAGTTATAGTCAGACATTAATCCTGTTCCAAAGAATAGGTTAGATCTCTGAGCAGCGAACATATAGTTGCTTGGTAAACCATTAGCAACAAATATTTTAACACCATCAATAGATAGGTTTTCGCTTCCTCCGTACCATAATGTACCTCTATTGTCAATACCATTTGCAACTCCTCCACCTTGTGCGTCAGTTATTGCAGAGTATCCACCTAATGCTCTAACGTATGCTTTAGCAACGTTTTGAGATACATAGATAAATAGATCGTCTTTTCCATATAATGTACTTGGAATAGCATCTACTACTTTTCCTAATTCAGCAATTACATTTCCAGAGTTTACACCTCCACCTACAGCAGCAACGTCAATAACGTCACCATCAGCAGCAGCTAAAGTTGTAAATCCATCAAATTCTCCAGCTTGAGCTCCACCTAAGTTACCTTGCCAGATGTTGTTTTCTGTTGAAGCAGATACTTGTTCTGCAACGTGAGCAATTAAGAAACTTGAAAAGTCAGGAGGTAAGTTATCAAAAGCTGAGTAGCCCATTGATACTGCACCCCAGTCTGATTCAAACGGAGTTTTACATAATTCAAGATTTACTTGAAATTGTTCTGGCTGGATTATTCTTTCAGTTAATGTAACTGTTCCAGCAGATGTAAAGTCACAAGAGTCATCCCCAATTAAACCAGAAGTAACTACTTTTTTCATAACTTCTTTAAACTTAATGTTTGGCTTAATTTCGATAGCACCCTGACTTAGTGTGTTACCACTCAAAAGAGCAGCAGCGATATACTTACCTGCAAATTCTCCAGCATAAGTAGTAGTAATAGTTGGTTGTGGCATAATTATTTATTTTTATTTATTTAATTGATTTAATATATAATCCATTGTAGTAGGTCTTTTATTAGGAGCTATTCTAAAATGGTCTTTCTTGTTATTACCAGCTTCAGGACTATGCTTAATTGGAGCAGAGGCAGGTTTTGATAATTCTTCTTTTAATTCTTCGTTAAATTCTTCTTTAACTGTTCTTGATTTTGGTTGTCTTGCAACTTCTTGTTCCATTTCAACTTCTTCTTCTTCTTCCATATTCTTTTCGCCTACTTTAGATTTTAGGTCAGCAATAGCATCTTCAAGATTTTTAATTCTCTTTTCCATACCAGCCCAGTCATCCACAGCAGCTTCTTTACCATCATCTCTCATTTCTTCATCTTCGTATTCTAAATCTTCAGTTTCATCTTTAGATTCTTCTTCTTTTTGTGGTACTTCGTCAGATACTTCTCTAACGTCATCGATAATTCCTTCTTCAGATACGACTACAAGTCTACCATCCTCTAATAAGTATTCACCTACTGGCATAGCAACTTTTTCATCATCTGTTAGAATGAATATCTCTTTACCTTTTTCAAACGACTCGGCTTCTACACGAGTTCCGTTTTCTAATTTCATTTCTTCAAGTTTCACTTCTATATTTAAAAGTGTCTTAATTTGATTTAACATTTCAGTTGATTTCATAATATATATATAACGGTTATTGATTTTAATTTTGCATTTTTAAACTGTTCTTGATATAACTCCAATGCCTTGAGCCCATAAACTACCGTCACAGCATTTTACTGAATACTTATTTTCGTCTTTACAAAAACAAGCTCTCCTAGATCCTTTAGGACTTGTATAACTTGGGAAAAATTCTTTATTCGTTCTTCTCATCTTTTAATAGGTACACAGTTAGGCACTTCTTTACCATCTTTTATCTTAGTTCCGTATTGCTCATATCCATTCCAACAAGGTTTCTTAAGTTCTGCTGTATCTCCTATTAAGATCTGTTTTATTTGATTCAATATTTCTTCTGACGATTTTTCTTCAGATAATCCTACTGCATCTTTTGGTCTCTCCATTTTATCAGCAAAATATCCTTCTATTGAAAATCCTTTCACCTTACCTGTTTTTACATAATCGTTCCAGACCTCATCATTGTTTACTTTTACAGCACCCATCCAAGTTCCTACTGGTACATTCATACCGTACTTTCTAGACTTATCGTGTACTTCATCTTCGACTAACCAAGATTCAACTAAACTCAATCCACTTAATTCGTGTTGGTGTTCTAATGTTGAATTGTTTTGGTTACCTTTTGTAAGATACATTTGCGAGGCTTTTAAGACAGTATCTTTTGAAAAATATATATAATACTCATCTTCACCGTTATTGCGATATATCGGCTTGTTAGGGATCAACAAAGCTCCCATTAATATCTTTTTATCTTTAGATATTTCAGCTAATTTAATTTCATCACTTTTTAATGCTATGAAATCTTCTTCTATTGCTGGACTTTCAACTATTGATATTGCGTCAATACCACTTAGCTCTTGTGTTTCGTCTAATACTAATTCGACTATTTTCATATTTTATATAACGTTTTTAATTAAATATTTTGCATTTATATAGTAGCACCCTCTACAATATTACGTTCTAATCCTTGTGCTGTTGTAACATCATTACTAACAACGTATGCTCGTGTCGGTGCTTGACCACCTATGGCTTCAGCTAACTGACTAGCTCCACCTTGTCCTACAACATTAAACGCAGGAGGTGCAGGTGCTGGTGTAATAGGAGTTGGCGTAGATACAGATCCCCCTCCTCCAGCTCCAGCTTGAGTTGCAGCACTTTTCGTTGCACTAACTGCAGATTTTACAGCACTTAATACACTTGCACCAGTAGCTATTGCAGTTAATATAAACGGAATGTTAAATGGTGGTGGAGCAGTATTAGCAGCTTTTGCTACTGAACTACTTGTTTCTGTAGATGCTTCAGCAGCGTTAACTTTAGCTTTGGTTATTGCAGTTTTACCAGCTAGTATTTGTTCTTTAGCATTCATTACAAATTCTTTTGCTAACATTAACTGTTTAGCTAGTAATAGAGCTTTACCAAGTTTTGTTTCCTCACCTGCTAGAGCTACTGCATTATCAAATGTCGCTTGTTGTTGTGCTTTCTTTTGATCTTCTATTTCTTTTAAAGCATCAGCTTGTGCTTGTTCTTCATCTATTTTTACTTGTTTACGTTCAGCATCAGTCTCATCAAATTCTGCTTGTTTTTCTTTTCGTTTCGCTTCTTTAGCAGCTTCTAAATCATCTGTTGCAATTCCTGCTGCAATAGCTTTGTCTATAAGCTCTTGATAATACTCATCTATTTTCTGTAACTCTAATGCTCTTGCATCTGCTTCCTCAACAGCTTCTGCATCTCTTATACTCTTTTTTAATGTAGCTAGTTCTGTTTCTTTTGCTTTTATAGCAGCAGTTTCTTCTGTCTTTGCAGCTATAATCTGACTTGTAACTTCTTTTTGTCTTGTAAGTCTCTGAGTTTCTAACTGTATCAAATTAGCTTTTAACTGAGCTTCCTCATCTAGATCTTCTTTCGTTGATTTAGATAATGAGTTTTCTAATACCTTAGCATCTAATCTCATTTTAGCAGCAGCTATCTCTTTGTTCGTAATATCTTCTTCTAGTTTACCAGCTTCTTTTAAAAATTCAATACGTTGTTGTGCTGTAAAGTTTTCTTTATCTATTGCTTTTTCTAATAAATCAGCTCTATCTCTATCAGACTTTGCTCTTGCTACTTGTAAATCTCTTTCTACTTTATCAGCTTTAGCTCTCATATCAGCTAACTCACCAGCTTGTTTTATTTCTTTAGCCGTTTCTTCCCCAAAGTTTT